TTGGCGCGGGAGTCCCAGGAGATGACGAGTATAGAAACGTAAAATCACTTCGTGTTGTCGAGCGCCAGCATAAAAAACTAGCCCGCACAATGTTCTTTGTCGATCCTGATACAGGAGATCAAAGAAAATGCCCCGAAGCGTGGAAAGAAAATAAGTGTAAGAAGTTTGCGAAAGAGTACAACTTAACGCTGATTAGTAAAGTAATCCGAAAAATTCGATGGACAGTAACTTGTGACAAAGTTGTTTTGCACGATGATTGGTCACCTTACGACCAGTTCACTATTGTTCCGTTCTTTTGTTACTTCAGACGGGGGCAACCGTTTGGGATTATCCGAAACCTTCTGTCACCACAAGAACAGCTCAACAAGATAGCTTCTCAAGAGCTACATATTGTTAATACTACCGCTAATAGTGGTTGGATGGTCGAGAGCGGTTCGCTGATTGGTATGACAGCCGATGATCTTGAGGAACACGGCGCTGAGACAGGTCTGGTGCTTGAGTATGCTAGAGGTACTAACCCTCCTCAAAAAATTACGCCAAACACTATTCCTACAGGTCTTGACCGTATTGCTGCAAAAGCAGCGGCAAACATTCAGTCTATATCTGGCATCAATGACTCTATGCTGGGCACAGATAGTGCTGAAGTATCTGGTATTGCTATTCAAGCAAAGCAGAATCGTGGCGCAATAATGATCCAAGTGCCTTTGGATAATCTACGCAAAGCGAGGCACTACTTAGCAGAAACAATCCTTAACCTTATACAGTCTTTCTATACGGAACAGCGAGTTATTCAAGTGACTAATGAAGCTGATCCATTAAAACCTCGTGAAGAGATGGTGATTAACGAAGAAACACCTGAAGGAGAGATCATCAATAACCTCACGCTAGGTGAATACGATGTCATCGTAGCCACTGCACCCGCTAGAGACAGCTTCGACGAGGCTCAGTTTGCGGAAGCTATTAACTTGCGGCAAGTAGGTGTAGCTATTCCTGATGATGCCATCATCGAGTACAGCCACTTGGCCCGTAAAGGCGAACTTGCAAAACGCATACGCACCGTAATGGGCATAGAACCTCCAACTCCAGAGCAAGCTCAAGCGATGGCGCAGCAGCAGGAAATTCAGATGATGCAGATCCAACTAGAAATAGCTCAACTGGAAGCAGAAGTGAAGAAGACGCAATCTGAAACTGCTCTGAACATGGCTAAGACGCAAGGCGTAGCAGATACAGATCCGCAAATACGGGTTGCAGAGTTAGAAGCGAAGATTCAGATAAACCAAGATCAGCTAGACCTTCGACGAGAGCTAGCCGCAGCAACTAATGAGGTTAGAGAAAGTCAGTCTCAGACTTCTGCAGCAACCAAATTAGCCACCACAGCATTTCAAAACACTAACAGGAGTTCTTAATGAGTAACCAAGAAGACACATCAGTTGAAGACAATCCGATTGAGTTCGTGGTTATGCCAGGAGCAGATGCCCCCGAAGATTATGATTCACCTCAACTCGATTTGAGTTTCGAGGAAGTAGTTGCTGAGATTCTTGATGACGAAAGTGAGGACGAGACTATTGAGGAAGCTTCAGATAAGGAAGAATCGGTTGAGGAAGACCCAGATGATGAAGGTCCAGATGATGAGCCAGAAGAGGGGGGAGTTGACGAGGAAGAACCTCTTGAAGAGGCCGCTGAGTTAGAAGAACCAGTTGTTGAAGAGAAGCCTGCTAAGAAGACAATGGTCCCAAAAGCCCGTCTGGATGAAGTACTAGCTAAACAGAAAGCCTTACAAAAGCAGTTAGACGAGGTAAATGCTGCGAATGCAAAATCTGAAGAAGCACCAGAAGAGTACGATTTTGATACAAAAGAAGTTGAATACCAGAACATGGTATTGGATGGGGAGACTGACAAGGCAGTCGCGTTACGTCGCGAGATCAGGAAAGCAGAGCGAACCCAGCTCGAATTCGAAATGCGGCAAGAAATGACAAAAACCGTTTCTCAAGATCGACAGGTTAATGCCCTCCAGCAAGCGGCTAGTGCAATGGAAGAATCATATCCCGTGTTTGACCAAAACGCGGAGGAGTTCAACGAAGATTACACTAATGAAGTTGTTGAATTAAGAGATGCTTTTATTGTTCAAGGTTTTGAGGCTGTAGATGCGCTGTCTAAAGCAGTTAACTTCGTTGTGAAAGACCACGATTTAGATTCCCAGTCAGTAGAACCACCAAGTCTGGCGGGCAAAGCAAAGTCTGTAGACGAAGTCGCAAAGAAACGGGCACAGGTTAAGAAGAAGCTACGAGCTGCAGAAGCACAGCCCCCTGAGTTGCCAGGGGAAAGCTCTTCTCAACATGGCGAGAAAGGTATTGATTTAGCAACGCTTACAGAAGAAGAGTTTGCAGCTCTGCCAGAAGCTACATTAAAGCGTCTTAGAGGTGACATCATATAATGACGACTAACAAAGACCCTCGTCTGGCACGGGCGGGGGTAAGTGGGTTTAACAAACCCAAGCGAACGCCTAGCCATCCAAAAAAGTCGCACATTGTTGTGGCGAAGGAAGGTGACAAGATCAAGACCATACGATTTGGTGAGCAAGGAGCCTCTACCGCTGGTAAGCCCAAGGCTGGAGAGTCTGCCAAAATGGTAGCCAAACGTAAAAGCTTTAAAGCCCGTCACGGAAAGAACATTGCAAAAGGGAAAATGTCAGCGGCCTACTGGGCAGACAAGGCTAAGTGGTAGCACATTAATCTCACACTCAATGTTCGGTAACGAAAGTTGTTGCTTTAAGATAATACCCACGCTAATATTCTACATACGTCCGTCTCTACGATATGAGGCCGCCCCGTAGGCGTAAAAAACGTACCTCGCCTGCACTAGGCGTAAAACTTGCCGAGGTCGCCCCTCGCTAATCAGCGCTAGTTCGTCGTCCCACGATACGGGAACAACGGATTAGCCGCTCCAAAAGTCGGCTGATGACGCAGCGTGTGCTGCATAAAATTTGCTTATTATTGGAGGCCATCATGGCTTTAACCAACTTCGGTACGCTTTCGGGCGACCAACTCCAAATGTGGAGTCGCGACTTCTGGAAAGTAGCTCGCAATCAATCTTTTATTAATCAATTTGCTGGAACTGGCTCAAACGCTATGGTTCAGCGAGTCACAGAACTTACCAAGAACCAGAAAGGCACCAAAGCTAACATCACGTTGCTTGCTGATATGACCGGCGACGGCATCACTGGTGATTTCACGTTGGAAGGAAATGAAGAAGCCCTCCGCGCGTATGACATCACCATTGAGCTTGACCAGTTGAGATTCGCAAATAGAATCGCAGGCCGAATGGCTGATCAGAAGACAGTTGTTAATTTCAGAGAGCAGTCTCGTGACGCACTTGCTTACGCAATGGCTGACCGTTGTGACCAGCTTGCGTTCTTGACTCTGTCAGGCGTTGCTTACACCAACAAAAACAACGGTGCATTGCGTACTGTAGTTGGTGGAGCTGTTAACGGGCAAGAGCTTGTTGACCTCGCATACGCTTCTGATGTGTCAGCTCCTACAGGTGATCGTCACCGTCGTTGGGATGCAACTGATGGACTTGTGGCTGGTGCTACTAACGCAGTAGCAGCCGTCGATAAGATCAGCTACGAGACAATTGTTAACCTGAAAGCTTACGCTAAAGATAACTACATTCGTGGTATTCGTGGTGCTGGTAACCAAGAAACATTCCACATGTTTGTTACTCCGCAGCAGATGGCTGACCTCAAGCTTGATACAAGCTTCTTGGCTAACGTGCGTAATGCTGGAGTTCGAGGCACAGGTAACAGCTTGTTCTCTGGTTCAGCTAGCTTGATGGTTGATGGCGTCATGATCCATGAGTTCCGACATGTGTTCAACACATCTGGTGCTACATCTGGTGCTTCTGGTAACGCTGGTGCAGCTGGCTACAAATGGGGCGCTGGTGCCAACATTGACGGAGCGCGTGCTCTGTTCTGTGGCGCACAGGCTCTGGCTCTGGCTGACATTGGACTGCCTGAAATGGTCGAAGACACTTTCGACTACGGCAACCAGTCTGGTATCAGCGTAGGCAAGATCTTCGGTATGCGAAAGCCTAAGTACAACTCTGATATCTCAGGGTCTGTACAGGACTTCGGCGTGATCTGTCTCGATACAGCGCAATAGTAGTAAGTAGTACTCCCTCCCCCTCTTCGGAGGGGGGTTTTTTTCCCACAGGAATTAATCATGAAGATTGTTAGTAGCGAGTCATTACGAGTGACCACCCTTAGTGGAGCAGCGATTGTTTTTGAAGCAGGTGTTGAAACAGAAATCTCATCAGAAGTGGGTTTAGTTGCCCTTCAGATGGGTGCCAAAGAAGTTAAAGAAGGCAAAACGGAAAGTGAGCCTGAAGTAGTTGTAGAAACTACTGATGAACCTAGTGATGACTTAGTCCAAGTCTTAGAAAAGATGATGGACGAGGGTGATCCAGATAATTTTAAAGCTGACGGAACTCCAAAAGCCGCAGCTGTAAACAAAGCAATGGGTAAAACAGTTGACTCAGACGCGCGTGATGCAGCGTGGGAATCAGTTCTTAACTCGTAGGTAGAGCATGACAGTTACTGTTCAGAGTGTAATAGATCGAGTACAAACCGTACTTCAAGATACAACAGGCGTTCGATGGCCGGTAGTAGCTGAGTTAGTACTATGGGTTAACGATGCACAGCGCGAGATAGCGTTAGTCAAGCCAGACGCTACGGCTACAAACACGACAATCACTTTAGTTGCAGGCACTAAGCAGTCAATACCAGCGACGGGTAATCGCTTGTTAAACGTTGTTCGCAATATGTCAGCTGCAAGTAACGGCACGGGCAAGCGCTCAGTCAGATTAGTAGATCGGTCTGTTTTAGACGCGCAAACGCCTGATTGGCATGACCCTGCTGGAACAGGCGGGGCCACTCATGCTGCCGTAGTAAAGCATTACGTCTACGATGAAATGAACCCTAGAAACTTCTATGTCTACCCTGGCATTGCAGGTAATGCATACCTAGAGATTGTCTACTCTGCTAATCCCGTAACGGTTGCTCAAAATGGAAATCTTGGCGTACCCGATATTTTTGCTAACTCACTTATGAACTATGTTTTGTATATGGCTTACATGAAAGACGCTGAATTTGCTGGCAATCAAGCGAGAGCTTCCAGCCATTTTCAATTGTTTTTGACGGCTATTACAGGCAAAGCTCAAATTGACACGATACTTAATCCTAACGCCGCAAGCGGCGTGAAAATGGCGGTGTAAAATGACAGTTGCTTACGAAAGTCTTCTGCCAGAGATTTTACCCGTAGTAGCAGGTTGCACTGATACTCTTGTAGAAGGAACAATTAGGGCAGCAGCCATTGAGTTCTGTGAGAGGACAGGTGCGTATCAAGTTGAAATAGATCCGCTGACAACAGTATCGGGAATCTACGAATACGATCTAGAACCTCCAACGGGAACAGTTGTACATAAGATTGTAAGTGCTATTTTTAAGGGTGATGACCTCGAACCTGTGTCTTCAACTGTGCTCGAACAGCGGCTACCAAACTGGCGCAACGCTGCCCACTTCAGCGCACCTCAATACTACATTCAACAAAGCGCAAGCCTGTTTTGGCTTGTTCCAGTTCCAAACGAGCTATCGGTTAACAGCACTATTTTGCGCGTGCAACTGAAGCCTACCCAGTCGTCCACAACGTGTGACGAGAAAATAATGGACGAGTACCGTGACACGATTGTAAACGGGGCTTTGTTTAGATTACTTAGAATGCCAGGAAAAGACTGGTCCGACTTACAAGGCGCGCAGCTGTACAGCAACTTATTCGAATCAGTTGTTATAAGTGCTGAGCGCAGAGCTAGGCACGCTGATGAAGGCGTAGCCAGAAGAGTTGTTTATAGAGGAGCAGGTAGATTTGGGTCAGGAAGACGTAATCGATATGGCAGAGAAAGGGGGTGATCCTATCTACGCTTCAATCCGCGACTACTGGGATTGGGCAAAAACAGGTCTGGAAGAGATTATCTCAGATAACCCCTCCCTGACATTCAAGCCTGAAGATGTGTATGCAAGTTGTGTTAACAACCAAGCGCATTTTTGGAAGGCTCCAGAAGGTTTTGTCGTTACTAGTACAGAGGTAGATGAGTTTACACAGGATAAGACATTTTTTATCTGGCTCGCATGGGCCAAAGAGCGCGGTCAAAGCTGCGTCATAAAGTATTACCCGTTTTTCGAGCAGGTAGCAAAAGACGCAGGTTACAAAAATATAGAAGTGAGGACAGCAGTAAGCGCGCTAGAACCTTATTTAGTTAGCGAAGGTTGGATAAAAGAAACCGTTATTTATAAGAGAGAAATATAATGGGCAGCAGTCCGAAAAGATCAGAGTACAAAGCCACAGCAGCAGAAAAAGCATCTGCTGCTGTGGCTATGGCTGAACATAAATACTTTAAAGAAAAGTATGACCCACTTCTGCAAAAAGAACGCGATGCTTCAATGAATGATGATTCTGCGAGGGTATTAAAATCGCGTGCTAATGCAGACACGATGCAAACTCTTGCAGGGAAAGCGAGCTATGACCGAGCTGCAACCGCCGCATCTGGTGGAGATGAAGCGCAAGCATATCAAGCGCAGTTAGGCCAAGCAGCCACAACGGGTCTAGATATTAAAAACAAGCGAAAACTAGCCGTCCTTGGAGCTGCAAGAGGTCAGCAATCCGATGCAAGTGGCTTCATGACATCAGCAGCGAATATGAGTGCGTCGAGAGCGCTTACAAAAGCTGCTGCTAAACAAACTGAGCGATCAGCAAAAACCGCGATGCTTGGGCAGATAGGCACAGCAGTGTTGAAGCAGGGTATAAAAAATAAATTGTCTAAGGGCAAAGAATTAGGCGCAGATAATGATACCGGAGAGATGCAGTACGAGAGAGGCAGTTTCTTTAAATCTGCTGGCTCTGGCGGGGGCATAGGCGCGCGGTTAAATCACACAGGCTACTTTAACACTAACCCATTCCCAGATTAAAAGAGGGTACTCATGAGTGTCGATGTCCCATTAACTCCAGAGCAAAAACAAGCAATCGCTGCTTCTTCTGGTGGTGGAACTGGACTGCCGAATGTAGCTAATCCTGACCAAGCGTTTGCGGATATTACCCGTAACGAATATCTGGATTACGTTAAAAACTATCGGCCGTTTGAAGAAGGTGTATTAGACACCGCACAAAGCGATACGTCTCTTATTGATGATGCAAAAGAGAATGCCGCGAATGCTCAAGGTCTTATGTCAGGCGTAGCTAATCGTAATGCAAGTCGCTACGGGGTAAATCTTACACCTGCACAATTACAGGAGCAGGAGCGTGGTTTAACTCGTGCTAATTCTCTTGGCTATTCCCAAACGTTGAACGACGCGCGGATTAATCAGAAAAAAATAAATCAAGAAACTGTCGCTGACCTTATCAACATAGGCCAAGGCGTAAATCGTTCGTCCTTGGGTCAATTGCAGGGCGCAGCAAACAGTGCAACACAACGAAAAAACGCTTATGACTCAGCGAGAGCTGCATCTAAAGCACAAACATACAGCACAATCGGTGGGCTGGGAGCAGCAGCCATCTTTGCGCTGGCATTTTAGGTAGGAAGTTATGAGTTACTTAGAAGGCGGTCTTTTAGCGCTCAAAAGCGGGCAGCAAGCTTTTGGTAATCAATATGATATGAATCGTCAGCGCGAAGGCTTGAAAATTGCCCGTGAGCAGCAGGACATAGCTAACGAAGAAGCTGCGGTTGTACAGAGGAAAGATGCTGCTCGCCAAAACATAGGGGCTATAAACGCTCACTTTGGTAAACAAGGGAAAAAGTGGAACAAGACCGATGCAGGCAGGTTATTGGAAGAACGGCCTGCCTTAATAAATGGGATGTTGAACGATGCCGCCAGTCAAAAGTATAGAGAGTTTGTAAACGAGGATAACCTTAGAGTTGGCGCTGAAGTAGTAGAAGTAAGAAAAAACGAAGACGGCTCTTATACCCCGATGGTAAGGCGTAATGACACAGGAGCAGTAGTTCCTATGACTGAGGGGCGAAGTTCGGAAAACACGCCCATTGTAAAATTAGGTGCCGATCAATTTAATAACGTAATTAATGCTCGCTATCAGGCAGGAATCGTAGACGGGGGTCTAGAAAACACCGGCAGTTATTTAGCAAATGCGGAGTCATTAATAAACGTCACAATTAGAGAAAAAGCTCTAGAGTTAGCGGTACAACAAATACAAAACGTAGATGAGCTGTCTCAGTTTTATGGGGTAATTAACGACATAGATGTAGACGAGGACGGAGCAACTGAAGCACTTGCAGACATTCTTAAATCTGTCGGTGGTGATCCTGAAGCGTTGCAAGCAGCAGGCGAAGCAAAGCAAGCAGAAGAGTTTGCAGCACAGCAAGAAGCAGCAGGAGAAAAGCCAGGTGCAAAAACCCCGTTAGGGAGAAGACTAAGCGGTGAAGGTACAAAACAGAGACAAGGCCCATTAGGTAAGAATGAAAAAGAGCTAATGGCTCTATACGGGTTGGCTGACCGAAGCGACATGGCAATGGTTGAGACAATAAGAGATGCGCTGAATAAAAACGGGGTAGAGTGGAAGGGTCAAATTACAGGTTTAGTCAGAGAGCAGGATGAAGAGTCTTACGAGGCTAATAGTGAAGCAGAAGCTTTCTACAACGATAAGAAAGGCATGGGAGCCATAGCTAAAGCACTAAACCGAAGCCCCGAATTATTAGAAGAGTTTAACGCTATTGGTCCCGCAGCGTTTCTTAAAAAATATCAAACTACTGAAGAAGTTGAAAAATTAGGTGGAACCGAAACCGTCAAGACCGTTGCTTTCCCAGATCTAGATCAAAGCAATATGGGGATGATGAAAGAACCGCTTTTACCTCCAGCCCCTTTCGAGTTATCAGCAGAGAATATTAAATCCGCTATTACGGATCGAACCTCTGAACCGTCCGAGGAGCAGAAGACTGCGATTACTACGTTCTTAAAAAGCAAAGGGATCGACAACGATGCCAAACTTAAAGAAGCGATAGCCAACAAAGAGATAAACCGCGAAGAAGGCTTGATGCTTGCGTGGGTTATGGGTGGAACGGCTGAAGGGGATACGAATATAAAAGCTAGTATTGCTCAAAATATTACTAATCTACTAGATCGTGGTGACCAAGATGTAGGCACGCTTGAACTAGCACAGTTAGATTCAGCTGTTGCACAAGGTCAGGCAGCAGGCGTGACAGCGCAAGCGAAGTATAACGAAGTAATACAAAAGGCAAGAGAATTTGATCTGGGTCGCACCGACACGATGATCGAAAACGGGCAAGCAGTTTTAGACAAGGTATACACCCGCCTTGGGTTAATGGACGACGAAGGTAACCTTACTGATGAGGAATTTGACGGGGATGAAGACGACGCATTGTTTATAGCGCGCACAATTAATGGGTTTATACCCACGTTAAAACAAGCAGGAGGGCCGATTTCTGCACAGGCCGGAATGCAGCTTTTAAATCCGATGCTCAGTTTGTACCTCCAATCTCAAGCAAACGCAGACAAGGCAAGTGTGTTTGACGGTGAAACCTATAAAGATTTCTTTCGGTATAACCCAGACGGTACAACTGACTTTGACTTAGGAAATGTGCGCGTTGGGAAAGTTAAAGATGGTGAGCCAGTAAGCATAGCTTATGTGGATGAAAGGGGAGTAAGAAGCCAAGCCGTAAAAATCCAAGATATTCTAGACGATGCGCCTGCAGTAGGCAGACTATTACTTGTTGCAGCAAAAGCTAACGCCGAAGCAGCAGGCAAAGGAAGCTAAGTGCAGAATTATTCAGCTTCCCTTAAAGATGCTTTGCTTTTTAGGGAGTCATCTAACGATTATAGTAAAGTTAATGACTTAGGCTATTCAGGTGGCTACCAGTTTGGCGCGCAAGCTCTAGAGACAATAGGGTATTTAAAAAAAGGTACTTCAGGCGCAGGCAACAAAGCATTAGACGACCCTGCCAACTGGACAGGAAAAGGCGGCGTTACAAGCAAAGCTGAATTTTTAGCTAATCAACAAGTACAAGATACAGCCTTCCAAGAAAACACCGATTTTAATTTAAAGGTGCTAAGAAATAGGGGCGTAGTTACTGACGATACTTCTCAGCAAGATATTCTTGGATATTTAGCAGCATCTCACGTAATAGGTGCAACTCAAGCATCAACGGATTTATCAGCTACTGATGCTAATGGTACTTCTGGACAAGACTACTTTGACTTAGGGGCCGCAACATTCTCTGGGGCGGGTGGTGGCGGTCTTAGTTTAGCTAAGGCGGGAGGCTCCGACAACATAAGTGCATTCTTATCTAGTGTAGACGCGCTTCCACAAAAACCAACGCCCGCCGCGCTGCCTTCTGAACAAGACGCTGTGCAAGGTTTTTTTCGAAGTACAGACACTGCTGTCTCAAACGCTGCTTATAGTATGGGAGGTAGAGATGCAGCTGTAGGTGCTGAAGCGTATGCGATGGGGACAGGTGGCCCTATCACTGGAGAGATGGTTGCTGCTGGAGCAATACCCCGCGTTGAAGTCCTCCCGCCATATGACTTGGTTGAAACCTTTACGCGAAGCGTTACCGCAGGCACAGAAAGACTCTCTGCTGATCTAAACTATTTTGGAGCAGCAATAGACTCGCTGCAAGGTGATACGCAAGGTGTAAAAGACTCAATAGAAAATGCCCGCATCCAAGAAGAATTCGCAGCTATTCCCATGAAAGGCATTCAGAAGTTTGGTGAATTCTGGGATGAACCTACAATTGGGGGCTTTTTCGAGCAAGTTGCTTCCGGTACAGGCCAGCTCGTACCTAGCGTGGCTAGCACGATTGCGGGTGCAGGCATTGGTTCTATTGCCGTAAATGCTGGTCGAATAGCACTAACACAAGGCGTAAAAACGACTGCAAAAAATCTAATAAAAGACAGCCTAGAGGCAGTAGCTAAAGGAACTGCAACAGCGGAACAAAGAGCAATTGCACAGGGGGCTTATGAAGCTGCCCGCGAAGCTCGAATGGTAGCACTTAAAGGTGGCGCTTTAGGCGGTGCATACGCCTCAGAATTTAGTCAACTAGCAGGATCAAATGTTCATGAGGCGCTAAGGTCAGGTCGCGAGCTTACGCCTGACCAAGCTATTCGCGCAATGCTAGTCGCTACCCCTCAAGCAGCGGTTGGCGTTTTTGGCGAAGCAGGGATGGTTGCTTTACTAGCACGGCAGGCAGCGTCTAAGTCACCAGGACCAAACTCAGTATTGGGCCGTATGGCTTCCGCTTTTGCAATAGGGTTTGGACGATCCGGTGCAATAGAAGGTACGACAGAACTTATCCAAGAAGAAATGTCTGTCCGTAACCGTATGTCTATGGATGACACTTTCACTGAAGCAGACGCTAATTTACGAAGATTAAATGCGGGCTTTGTCGGCTTTTTTGGTGGCGGCAATATTGGTGGTGTTGGCTCTTTAGGTATTCAAGCGGTTAAAGAAAGCCCTACGCTGATTCAGAAAACAACTGAGATGGCGGATACCATTAAAGGGTATATGAGCCAAGCGGAATCTGATGGAGAGATTGCGGGAGCGGCCCCAAATCAAACAAATGTAGAGTCAGAGCAGGATATTAATGCTCAGTTGGGCGCATTGACCGACAGCACTAGTTCTAAGGAAGCAGTTTGGATTAGCGGCACAGAACCAGCCTCGCGTTTTAACATTAATACTAAAAACACAATTAAGAAAATAAGAATCGCTGCAAAAGACGGGAGTTTTGTTGATGCCTATGCAGCTTTTGTAGATGGGCGCGGGACGATTGTATCTACAGATGCAGACATCGTAGATGCAGTAATAAAAGGTCAAGCAACAGATGCGGTGCTTGCAGCAGCTTTAGGGTACAGCAGCGTAAAGACCCCAGCGGATTCACAAGTTGTTCGAGTATTTGATAAGGACGGCGGTATTGTTTCTGAGGAAACCACAACTCCAGAAGGTCTTTTTGAAGCCCAAATGGCCGGTAGTAGCTTAATGCCCGAAGGCGGTCGCCAAGAAACACTACCGCTTGACGAAGCTCTGGCTGATAGGGCAAGGCGCGCCGGACCAGAAATACAGTTCTATGGTGATGATAACGAGGGTAGTAGCGAAGAAGTCGGAAATGGAGAGTTTGAAAGTAACACAAGAACTCATACGTTTAGAAAAGACGGAGAGGAAAAGTCTTCTTATCAACCAGTAGAAGGTAAGAATGATTTTGAAGGTATTAATGAAGCGCGTTCAGCTTACGCAAAAATGGTTCTGGATACTCTAGGAGAGGAAGTTAACTGGTCTAATCCTATCCTTGCAAGTATGTCAAAGACTACGCTTGAGACAGCAGTCAAGCTACAAGAAGCTAACCCTGATGAAGTAGTAACAATAGAAACAAACGAAGATTTAACTTTCCGTATAGATATACAGTCTACTCCTGAAACAGAAAAGATAAGGGTTAGAGATGGAAAAGGTAAGGAAGAGCTTCTTTCAATAGAAGACTTTATTAAAAGAACGATAAGTAAGGCTTCTTCAAGCCTACCTAAATTTAGAACGTTTACTATTACAACGCCTGAAGGGAAAACAATTACGATCAACCCTGTTGATCTCACAAATGCAGGCCGTCGAATATCAGAAGCACTTACGGGTACTTTTACAGCTGGAGGCCCAACTCAATCTTCTAGGGTTGGCCTGTTGACTATGCTGAGTGAATTGCAGTTGCGTGGCACGGAAGTTGACGGGGAGTTTAGGAATTATAAAGTCAGCGTAAAAGATGTACCCATTAACGACATATTAAGAAACCTTGAAAACCCCCGTAACACTTTAGACAAGAGCATAGCTAATATCGTTGTAGGTTTTGGCGAAGGTGGTAAGCCTTTATCATTAGGCTTTCTGCTAAAACCTTATGTGCCAGGACCAATTAAAGAATCAAAACTGGCAGAAGTAGAAAATGAAGATGGCACTACTAGCTTGGTTCCTGAAGACCTTGCGCGAGAAGAGGGGCGAGAAAACGCAGACGTACTAAACCCCGATGAGATCGCAGCAAACAATTTAAAAACAACTGATGGCATCCCACTTACAAGCCTTGATAGAGAGGGCGGGAACGACCAAAGACAGCTTACGGGTCGT